GGATATTCCGCTGGCGCAGGAACCGCTGTACGGGGAGTCTCGACGGGAAGCCGAACTTGCGAGCGATCTGATTTGGCGACATTCCGCCCAGATACAGCTTGACGAGGTGGTCGATCTTCGCCGATTTAAGTACGTGGGCCATGTTTACGATCTCCAGACGATGACGGGCTGGATGATCGCAAACGGGATTGTCGTAAGCAATTGTCGTTGCATGGTTCAGGCGTGGTACGCGACCAGGCAATTGCCGGTGACATTCGGCCGGGGTGCCAAGGCGCAGCTGTTCACAATGCGGGAGCTTGGCGAGAAGGTGGCGGAAGAGTTGAAGGTCACTATCAGGGCGATCGATAAGGACTGACGATGAGATATCGAATAATGATCGCGGGGGTAATTCTCGCGGCCCTTCCGGCCAATGCTCAAGTGCCTCGTGGCGCCACCAACATGGCCGTTGGTCAAGTAAACATCGGTACAACTGCGACTCTGGTGGTGCCAGTGCGGAGTGGACGCATCAGAGTTACGCTCGCCAATGGCACAGCCAACAACGTGTGGTGCGGCCCCGACAACACCGTGACAATTATAACAGGTGACGTGCTGCAGGGGTCGACCAACCAAGGCACCGGGTCGCACAAGGACTATGAGTACCAAGGTGAGATTTGGTGCGTTGCGACTACTCCCAGCACCGTCACATTCCATGAGATTTGGTAACAGGAGCAGCGCATGCTTGACCCGATGCAGAAGGTCCTGTTCGAGCTGGCCGAGCACCGCAGAAAGACCGCGACCAGCGACCGCATGGGCACCGTGCACGAGGTCAGCAAAGACAAGATCAGGGTCAACATGGGGCTGAAGGCTGACGGCTCACCGTGGCTGTCACCGTGGCTGCACACCACCGATCACCGCGGCGGAACGACCGAGCGCGATTTCTATCGCAAGGGGCAGAACGTGAGACTGTCCGCGGTCGGCGCCGACTTTCGGCAGGCGACGGTGTCCGCCTATGCGCCGAACCAGGCCAACCCACCGCCCGCGCAGGCCGACAGCGCAGGGCCGAATTCAAAGACGCTGCAGGCAGGCCCGGTGCGCACGACGGTCGACGCCGACGGATCGCACAACGTGTGGATCGCCGATGGCGACAAGCCAGCGATGATCTATCGCGCCGATCAGTCGGGTTTTCTCACCGGCCGGGTCGGCGAGGGTGGCAAGTCGTTCCGGTTTGCAGCGACCGACAAGGGCGTTCACATCAGCCACGGCCAGGGCGACAAGTCGATCTGGGTGACTGAAGACGGTTGCTTCTGCAGTGAGCCACTAAAGATCAGCAAGAATCCGCTGAAGTTTGACGATGATCACAAGTGAAAGGAAAGAGCACCATGGCAATGGATTTTGGTGGCGCGCTCGATCATCTCGTGAATGGCGGCTCGGTCTATCGCGAAAACAAGGGCGAAGACACCTTCCTGACGCTTCTCGACCCTGGCCCCAACAGCCAGATGACCGAGCCCTACATCTATGTCACCTATTCCGACAACAGCGTTGTGCCGTGGTGCCCGCGGCACGGCGACATCCTCGCAACAGACTGGAAGAAAAAGTAGGAGGGTCACATGCCGAAGTCGCCACGTCACACCCGCGCCGCCTTGAAGGCGGGCAAGGCTGCGCCAGAGATCAAAGCATATGTCATCACCGATCCGCATCATCGACCTGACATGCGCGGCGAGTTCGCTGGCGTGAAGGTGCGCAAGATGGGCTTGCAGCAGCTCGTCGACCTCACCGACAAGCAGGCCAAGTTCTATCTCGACAGCGGCGCGATCAAGCCGCTGCTGCCGCCGTCCGAATCTGAAGACAAGCCGGCGGCATAGCTGTGAGCAACGGCAACGGCAACGTCGATTCATCGTCAGCCGACATAGAGGCGGCGAAGTTCAGGTCTGGCGTCGATTTCCCGGTCGTCGATAATAATTTTTTTCGCGAGGTTAACGCGATCTGGCCGGACCTTCTCAGCGGCAACGCGATCATCTCGCCTGCCCGCAACGGCATGGATCGCAAGACTGGCAAGCTGCTGCAGGGCTGGGATCATGTCTCGCAGAGCATGGAAGTGATCTTCGCGACGCCGTTCCACGAGCGGGTGCTGCGCCGCTGGGTCGGCAGTTTCGTCCCGATCCTGCTTGGCGAGACTTTCGTCGCGCGTGTGGTGACGAGGTTCTACTGGGCGATTGTTGCCGCGATCGACCTGTGGGAACCGAACTACCGCATCAAGCAGGTTTACTTCATGGGCGACGCGCTCACCCAGTGGTCGCCGCTCACAACGACCAGCGCCGCCGACATGATCCGGCTCGGCGAGGCGATCTTCCGCAACGAAGGCGTCTACCGGCCGCGCGCCCACCTTGGTGATTTCACTCAATACATGCAGAAGCAGAGCGGACTGATCGGACGTGGCGACCTGCTGTGGGACGTGCAGCCGTTTCCATGATGCTCGATCCTGAGTTCTCCCTCTGTCGTGGCTGCGGGGCCATGACAGTGGCGACGAAGGATGGCCGCTGCGAGGTATGCGGCACGCCCAAGCCGGTGCCGCGCCAGCGTCCGCCACTGCAGCACCCGGCGCATTACTGTGGCATCGTGCGGGCGCTGCAGCTCGCAGCCTTCGCGGTGACGGTGATGCTGATCCTGCTCTTTGTCGATTGGATCACGAGAGGGGGAGCGAAGTGAAATGGGTTGTTCTCACTGCGCCGAACGGTGATCCGCTTCTGGTCAATATGGCCGGAGTGTTCTTGGTGCGTGCGCCATTGCCAAGCGAAGAGCACGACGACGAGGGGGCTGTTGGCGCAGTCGTTTTCGCCGCCGGCCAGCGCTGGCTAGTCAAAGAGACCTTCGCCGAAGTGGCAGCAATTTTGGATGAGTTGAAACAGGGAGCGTAGGGGATGCCGTCGAACCTCGTCTCAACAAACCCGTCGAGGTTCAATGTGATCAGACCGGAGCTGCTGTCCCCCATGGCAGTTCTGGAGAAGATCGACACCGAGGCGCTGATTACTCAGCGCATGAACAAGGTGATCGAGATATGGGCGGCGCACGATCCGCCCAACGCAGCACAGTACGACGTCGGCGCGCTGGAGTTCGATCCGATCCGGATCAATCAGGAACTCAACGCCTACTTCGAGCTGCTGGTGCGCGACCGAGTCAATCAAGCTTGCCGTTCAATCACACTGGCGTTTGCGGTCGGTAGCGACCTCGATGCGATCGGCTCGCGTTATCCCTACGGGATGCCGCGGATGGCTGGCGAGAATGACGACAGTTATCGCCGCCGTATCTGGTTGTCACCAAACATCTTGAGCTTGTCCGGCACCGGCCAGGGCACCTTCGAGAGCTATGTCTTCTGGGCGCTGTCGGCGCCGATGTTCCCCGGCGATGTCCCGCTCAAGCATGCCTCGGCACTGACCAAACCGTACACCGGGAATGTCTACCTGCCGATCCTTTCATCGGCGATCGACAATCCGGATTACAACTGGTCGATCTCGATCGACCGTAAGATATGGACGCTTGTTCCGGGTACGCAGCCGGTGCCGACATCGACGCAGGTGGAGGCGGTGTTTGAGTACATCACTGCGCCGGACACCGCGCGCAAGGGGCTGACCGACGTCATCAACATTCTGCCGCCCAAGGTGGCGCCGGTTCTAATCGATGTTCAAATCTGGCTGTTCAACGGTATCGATCGCGACACACTGATGGCGGTGGTGGCGCAGGCCGTCGCTGATTTGATCGAGGGGCTGCGCTGGCTCGGCGCCGATCTCACCTTGCTGACGTTGTCGGGCGCGCTGGCGCAGGCCGGTGTCTACAACACCAAGATTACATCACCGGCCGCCGACGTGATCGTCGACATCGACGGTGTCGTCAACGTTGTGTCGGCAACGCTGAGATACATGGGCCAAGGAGAGTGAAGGTGGGTGTCTCCGGTCCCGATTTTGATGACGATTTTCATCATGTCGATTTCGAAGTTCTTCTAGGCGCCGTTAAGGTCGTCAACTTGCAGGCGCAAGGGTTGACTATTGGCTCGCAAGTTTTTGTCAGTATTGCTTTGCAAGCCCAGGACCTGACAGTCGGCGGCGCTGCGGGCGGGTCTCAATAAATGGCTGACTTTTCTCATGGTGATTTCACTTCCCAAGACTTTTTCGTCAATATCGATCTAGGGACGCCGCCGGGCCTGACGGTCGGCTCGCCTGCCATTCCTATACTGACGATTGGCGTCAAAAGTATTTTACAGTCGCTGACGTTGGCGGTTGGATCACCGGTTCTCGGTGTGCCGATTGCTGGCGCCAAAAACAATTTGCAATCGCAGAGTCTGGCGGTCGGCTCACCGGTGATCGGCGCGGCGACGCTCGTTGCCACGGGCGGTGCACAGAGCTTGACGGTTGGATCACCGACATTCGGTGTGGTGACGCTCACCGTCAAATACAATTTTCAAACGTTGGGTTTGACGGTCGGCTCGCCCGCCCTTCCGGTGCCAACGATTGCCGCCATAAGCAATTTGCAGACGTCGGGCTTGACGGTCGGTTCACCGGTTTTCGGTGCAACAACACTGCGGAAAAATCTGCAAGCGCAGAATTTGACGGTCGGATCGCCCGTCATCGATGCGATGACAATCGACGTCTCGCAAAAGAATTTCCAGCCTCCCGGGGTGACCGTCGGCTCCCCGCTCTTCGGCGCCCCAACGATTGCTGGCAATCACTATCTGCAGGCGCTTTATCTGACGGCCGGGGTGCCGGTCCTCAGCGCCCCGACGATGAACGCGGCGCTTGCATCTCTGCAGGCGCTGGGCCTGACGGGCGGCTCTCCCACCATTGGCGCACCAACGGTTGGGGTCATAAACAACCTGCAGGCGCAGGGCCTCAGTGTCGCGTCGCCTGCTCTCGATGCGCCAACTCTTGGCGTCATAAGAAATCTGCAGGCGCAGGCGCTCACCGTCGGCTCGCCCGTCCTCGATGTTGCGCCGGTTGGCGTCACGATAAACCTGCAGGCGCCAGGCGTGACGGTCGGGTCACCGGCCATTGGTGCAGCATCGATCAATGTTGGCCACGATCTTCAGCCGCAGGACCTGACGGTCGGCTCGCCGATCATCAATGCGGCGTCGATCAATGCCGAGGTGATCAAGCTACGGGCGCAGGGTTTCGCGGTCGATGTCCCGGTCTTCGGCATGCCGGAAGGGTCGACCCGGGACCTGTTCGCCGTCGGCATGTCTGCGGGACGCCCCGTAATCGACGTGCCGCTGCTGCAGCAGGCCGATCCGATCACCCCGGGTATTCTGGCTACCGCTGGCGAGGACCTGTTGTACAGGCAAGCGGCGGGCCTGGAGAAGGCATTGGCGACGGTCGACGGCTATCGGCTGATCGCCACCTATGCCGAAATCATTCGCGACCAGTGGGACCCCTATGCAATCCGCTACATGAACCTGCCCTATCTTGCCTGGGCAATGGGAGTGAACCTGTGGGAAGAGGACTGGGACGAGACGTTCCGGCGTTGGTGGGTCGCCAACCAGTGGGAGCTGAAGAGCCAGCGCGGCAGCCTGCTCGGGATCAAGCGCTTCGTCGATGCGGTCGGGGGCAAGGTCGTCAAGGCGATCGTGCCGCCCTCGAAGTTCTTTCCGACCAAGAGTTACACCGCCGAGGACCGCGCCGCTTACGTCGCGCGCTTCCCGCAGCTGCGGTTGTATCCGTTCGTTGGCCGGGTGCAGCTGCCTTACCTGTGCTATCCCGCCAAGTTTCTGATTGGTGTGCCGCCGAACACCACCAAGAAGTTCACTAAGAACGGCAACTTCACCGGTCCGCTGCGCAAGTTCTATCCCACCGCGCAGGACGCTGGCGGCAATTACACACGGACCGCGACGCTATGGGATCGCGGGATCGAGACGCCGTTGACGTTCCGCACCGTCACCGACCTTAATGCAAAGTATGGCGTGACCACCTACGACGAGGTTATGCTGCCCGCTCGCCTCAATAACCATTACTACATGGGTGAAGCCGACAAGTGGCCGCTGCCGAATAAGCACCCGACGCGGCAGAACAAGTACGGCATTTTCCTCGGCGCTGACGACGGCACCCTGGCGCGCATGATCAGGATTCCGCGCGACGGCCGTCTCACTCTATCGCAGGCCAAAGCGATCTATCAGACCATCGTGCCTGGCGGCAAGCTGATCGATCTCTATCCCGATTACGTTGCCACGGTGCATCCGACTTCGAAGCGGCGGCTGTTCGGGGGTAAGTCCCCGGTGAAGCAATTCCTGTACGAGAAGTATCTGCCGCCGACCATCTCGTGGGAATATCTCTACGAGCGCTGGTACGTCCTCGACCTCAATCGCGCGCCAGATTACCGCAAGGGCTGGACCTATATCGGGGTCGCTCGGCTCGGGATCAAACGCTACAGTGCCGAGATCAAGATCGAGATGTTCGGCGTGTGGCACCCATGGTTTTTCCGTTCTGGTGGCTTTGTGCGCGGTCATACCCGTGCGCCAGACCTCAGAGCGATCGAGAAGCTGCGCCGCGCCTGCACCGCCTCGATGGCAATCCGCGACACCGTCGGCATCGACACCAAGGTGAAGCGGATGATCAGCACCAATGACAGTCTGCCAATTGACGGGACTTATACTGTAGGTGAGTTTATAAATGCGTAGATAAGACGGGACCGCGTCGTGCTTGCAACACGAGCGCGATCCCTAACCGCGATCGAAGTAGGAGTTCGACCATGGCTGACCTCAAGAGCTATCAGCGCGCCTACTATCAGCGCAACAAGGAAAAGATTAAGCAGCGGGCCAGAGAGTGGGCGCAAGCCAATCCCGAAAAGCGCAAGGCTATCGCGCAAAAGCATCAGGCCAAGAAACCTAAGAGCCTGCGCGTCAAGCTGGATGCGGAGACGCTGGCAGCAAATCGGAAAAAGACGAACCAGCTGCGCTATGCGACGCTGGATGCAAAGGTCAAGACTGCCGAGGCGACCAAGCGCTGGGCGCACGAGAATCCCGAGCGCTACGCCGAAATCCGCAATCTCGCGTCGATCAAGTTTCGTTTGCGTAAGCGCGGTCTGACGATTGAGCAGTTCGAGAAGATGCTCGCCGACCAGGGCTACTGCTGTGCGGCCTGTGGGGCAGAGTCTTCTGGTTACAAGCGGAACGGTAAGCAGGGGGCAAAGCGCACACTCGAAAGCGGTTGGCCGACGACGGCTCAGCAAGGCGATTTTACATGGAGTGTCGATCACGATCACAAGACCGGGAAGGCGCGCGGCATTCTCTGCGTAACTTGCAACTCTGCGCTTGGAATGGTTGACGACGACATAACGGTTCTGGAACGCTTGATCGCCTACCTGAAAACTCACAGGATATAGTATAGGAGATAGTATATGGCCGAGAACGAAGTCATATGGCGCGACAATCAGGAGGTACAGGCAGCCGACCTGAATAATATGCAAGACTATCTCGGCGGTAGTTTGGACCATGTTGTTCTCGACGCCATCGAGCCCCAGATGTCGTATTCTGGCTTCGTTATTTCAAAGGTGGCGCCGACTCAGATCAACGTTTCGCCGGGCCGGTTTTACAGCGCGGGGAATGTCTACGCGCGCAACGAGGTCGTGACGATCGATCTCTTCAATATGCTGCCGGTCACGCAGAAGAAGCAGATTGCGGTGGTGTGCTGGGGGTCGACGATCACGCAGGACATCCAGCCGCGCGACTTCATCATCGATGCGGACACCGGGCAGTCGCAGCCGCAATCGGTGGCGATGACGACGACGCGGTACTGCAACGTCGATGTGGTGCCGGGCGTCGAGGGTCCATCGCCGCAATATCCAGCGACCGACGCCACCGATCTCGTCATCGGTTATGTGCTGGTCGATCCCACCGGCATTGTCTCGGTGCAGCAGGTCACTGCCAATGCGATCGACAATTTGCGCGACCTCACCGATCGCGTCGCCACGATTGAGGTGTTCGACGCTCAGATTTCAGGGCAGGTGGCGACGCTGACTACCGCGCTCGCGGCGCTGGCCGATCAGCTGCGCAACTATGTGTTGATCACCGAGTACCAGAAGCTTGTCACCCTGGTGAAGGAAATCTGGGACCTCATCCATCAGCCGGCGGCATATATCTACTACGGCACCGACAATTTTCTCGACACCTCGTTGTCCTATACGACCGGCAATGTCGATGGCGCCTATAGCGCCCAGATCAACGAGGGGCTGCGTTTCCCCGGCACCAACGCGGCGGCGACGACCACGCTGCAGCTGCTCAATCCGTCCGATCCGACCGCCACCATTTCGTTGGATGGCTTCATGCTGCCGACGCCGTCTGGCGCGCGCGTGCGGGTCGACTGCTCGTTCAATGCGCTGCCGTGGATCGAAGAGCGCATCCTGCAGTACGTCTTCATCAACTTCACGATCCGTCATCTGCGTCCGGCGCGATACCGCCATCGCTGTGGTTTCCCGTGGCTGCCGTGCCCGGCGTCGCAAGTCTGGTGGTATCAGGCCCAGCTCGATCCAACGACGCGCATTCTGTCATTCGTCGGCGAAACCTGGGAGATTACACAGTGGCGCGATATCGCCCAGCATCCGGAGAACACGCCTGACTGGCCACAGCACCAGTTCGATCGATTGCGGTTCTTCTGGCGTGACCGCGTCGACGTCTATTACTGGGCGAAGCTGTTCGACAACTTCGATCATTCCGGCCAGCACATCTGTCAGACGTTTCTCAATGGGCAGGATGGCTGGCTGTCGGGTGTCACCGTCTTTATGATGTCGCCATTGGCGCAGCCTCTTGCGGTTCTGATAGCCGGGACTTTGAGCGATGGCACGCCTGACCATTTGAAGCAGACGATCCGGCGCATCACTCTTGATGGACCAGGTGTGCAGGCGTGTTTCGACAATCCGGTCTTGATCGGTGACATCGAGACGATCCGTACTTTCCAGGTCGGAATATTTACCAAGACTTTTATAAAAAGCGGTCCGCCGATCTACGTCTATCCATGCCGCATCAATTTCCCGCCGGTGTTTCTCGAAAGCGGCAAGCGTTACGGATTGCATTTTCTCACGACCTACGATCATCGGTTCTGCATTAGTGATCAGTGGGACCTGTTCGCGGTGCATCAGGGCGCCTACTGGGTGAGCGGCAGCACCGGGCTGTATCTGTGGCCATCAACGACGAATCCGAAGTCGCTGCGCTTCATGCTGCACTATGCGACCTGGGGGCAGTGGCAGGGCAACACGCAGGCCGCAGGCGGCGCAGTGCGCGCCGAGGTCCAGATGCAGCCGCTGCAGCTCGCAGGCGGTATCGGCGGTATCGATATTCTCGCCGATGCTGTCGAGCCACCCGCCACCGACCTTTCCTATCAGGTGCAAGTCGGCGGCAACTGGCAGAAGTTTGATGCCGATCCAAACATGCCGAGCTTCTCGACCGGCCCGGCGATACTGCCGTTCAAGATCGTGTTCACCGGCACCACCGATCTGATGCCTGGCGTGTCGTTGCAACAATCGCAGGTGACGGTGCATGGCGTGCGCTCCACGGTGTTTCATCACATCAGCACCTTCATTCCGGTCGCCTCGGCGATCACCCATATCAAGGTGATCTGCAAGCTCTATTCATTCGTCACCGCGCATCACACCTGCACCGCCTCGCTGCATTATTCGACCACTCACAAGCCAGCCGATGTCATCGTCGACATGACACTCGACGACGGCAGCATCGAGCGCACCTGGACGTTCAACACCGCATCGATTGCCGACGGTTTCTATGTCGAGATCGACGGCACCACCGACGGTGTTGGCGACTATTACCTTGTCGGCCAGCGCATCGCCTACGCGTCGCCATAACGGGGAAACAAACAAATGGCTGATCCGACCTATTACCAAGTAACGGTGAACGTTGCCTTCACCACCGCCAACGAAGTCTTTCTGCCGGGAAAAACTTATTACGTCTCGCAGGAAGTCTATGATTCGACGCTCACCGATGGATCGAAGTTTTCCGAACGTTGTGTGAGTGTCACTCCGATTTACAATCACCCGTGAGGGCGCGATGGCTGGTGACGTTATCCAGTTCAAGGATTTGCAAGTCGCACCGCGGGGCGAGGACCTCGATTACCTGTTCTTCAATACGCGCTTTCTGAATATCAGCACGGCCATCAACGGCATTGCTGCGCGCCAGGACACCTTCGACGAGAGCGAGGCGCAGCTGGTGGCGGTCGGCC